CTGGTTATGTTAGTCACAGAAAAGTACCGGCCTACTAAGCCGTTTAATTTTAGGTATACCTGCAGCCCGCCGCCTACTGTGCGAGTCTCGGTACATAGTCCCTCATATTCGTGGCCGCCCATAGCTATAGTAATCGTTTTACCCGCGTACTCGTTTTTACTATTGGCTGCTTTCTTGGCCTTTTTAGTTTTCGGAGCTGCTGTTTTTTCGCTCTCGCTGGGTTTATTAGTTTCGGCAGCGCTTTTTTTTGTGCTTTCGCTTTCGTCTGTAACTTCGCCAGCGAGCGCTTTAATTTCTGCGTCGTCTCCGAGTAAGTCGTCTATATTTTTATTTTTTTTTGCCATAATATAACGTCCGTATTTAATTGTATTTCTCTTTGCACCCAAAAAGCCCGCCCCGATAAAATCGAGACGGGCCTATCTGCTGGAGTACCTTAAAACCGGTTAGCTGTTAGGCTTTTCCTGTTTCGTGGTAAACATCATTAAGAGCCGTGGCGCTTAAGATGTTAGTAGCATGACTTACACCGTTAGATAAGCATAAGTACTTACCTGTAGGTATAAGGATAGGCGGCACCGCGAAGGCTACCGTAAACTCGCCCGTATCGTCGGCGACTGTATGACTTACGGCGTCGGCCGCTTGTCTTACGTTATCGACAAAAACCGGCACGGCTTCGGAAAGCGCTACCGGGTTAGTGCCGTCGGCGTCGTCTGCTGTTACTACGGATAGTACCAGGTTAGTAGCTTCGGCCATAGTTACGAGGGCGAGTAATACGACCCCATTACTACCAGAGGGCAAAATACCCTTATAATCGGCTGAGCCTGTGCCCGCGCCATTGAAAAGCACGGAGGCTTTAATTTTTTCTGAAATTACGGAAAGTATATTCATTTTTATTTTATCCTGTTAAATTGTTTTGGTTTTTAGTTAAAAAAGGTTAAAGTAGACAGCCCTCGAAAGAGCCGCCTACAAAATTACGTCCTCTTAAGCTCTTGTATCCAAAGTGATGTATGGAGAAGTCTTAAAAGACGAAGACGCCTTACTTTCGAGTGCTGTACGTGTATATGGCGCACCATTAACCCGACGGATAAACCTAAAGCTTTCTTTATCTTTGTCAAAATCGACGTGGATAGAGCTAGCAGTTTTAAGGCCGCCTTTAACGATAGATATATAATCGGACATATCAGCGAGTAAAATATCGCCTTTAGTACCGAGGGCATTAGCCTGCTCGATAGGTATAACTGGGATACCTAAAAGAGTACTATATGGAGTAACAGACGCCCCGCCTGCTGGTAAATAGACAGGAGCCCCGCCAGTACCTACGGATAGATTCATTAATGGGAGCTGCTCTAATACCTGCTGCGTAACATACCAAGCGGCACGGCTTACACGAGAGGCAGGCATACGGGCCCACATTTTGATAATATTTTCATATACGACAGTTTCGGCAGCTTGCGAGCCTTCCTTTGCCACTGATACCAGCGCGGTACTGTTCATAATTCCCAATGGGATACCGTTACCGTCTCCGTTATAAATAGCCTGGTCTAGTGTAAAAGCCATTTCTGCAGGAAAAGCAGCCTGTACCCAGGACGTCAAGAAAGCCGAGTCCTCGAGCATTTCAGAAGTAATAGAAACGAGTCCCATAAGTTTAGAAAGCTTTAAATCCAGATTTCTAAACTTTGGTTGTGTATAATTACCTGGTCCACCCTCGCGAACCCAACTAACAGCGATTCCACCGAAGCGGCTACCGTCTGCTCGGCTAGTTTCGTCTACCGCTGGTATAGATACCGAATTACCATTGATTTTCATTTCGTTTGTTCTTGAAAAAAGCTGACTTTGCGCGTCGGCTTGTTTTAGCATACTCCCAACGAATTCAGGGGCTACTAAAAAGCCTCCGTCTGCTCCGGTCTCTGTATTTAGAGAGGCCTTAATTAGTCTTTCGTGTGATTCTGCATTACCATTAGCGCGAGCTTTAGCTACGTCCTGCAGCATACTACCCAGGCTATCGTATGACTGCTCTGATTTTAAATTTTTACCGGCTGTTACCAGGTTAGCTGCTGCGCCTGCGTTACTTGCTGGCTCGTGAGCTGGTTCTGCTGCTGCGGCTGCTGCGTCGGTAGCTTTACCTAAATCTTTTTTATTAGACGCGATTAAATCGGCCATTTCCATAGCAGATTTAAGTCTTTTGTGTTCTGCGACAGCTCCGTTATACTGGGTCTGCTCGTCTTCGGTAAAATCTCTTTTGCCGTCTTCTGTAGCGTTAAACAGCTTTTCCATAATGGCGAGCTGCGCCTGCATGAGTTCTAAATAATTCATACTTTTTTTTCTCCTGTTAAATTACGCGTTAAGCATATATATATTATGCTCGTGGCGCTGTTTTGTTTGATTGTTAGTGGTCTTATGTTCTTTAAACTTCGCCCTTGGAAAAGCTTTGTACTGGTTTAATGGAACCTCTACGTTAGAAAACTTGACATTTTCGCCAGAGTAACAGGCAGCTATTTTCTGCTCCTCTACTACCTCGTCGGCGAATCCTAATTTTACGGCCTCTGCGCCGTCTAGCCAAGTCTCCTCATTCATCATCTTTGATAATTTTTCTTTAGACATACCTGTTTTTACTGCGTATGCTGCTGTTATAGTCGTGTCCTGGATTTTCTCGAGCTTTTCGGCCAGGGCTCTAAATTCGTGATGGTCACCCGCGGCCACCATATGCGCGTTATGTATCATAAGCATAGCATTAACGGGCATAACGACTTTATCTGCCGCTAGGACGATAAGCGACGCGATAGAGGCAGCTAGCCCGTCAATGTATGCCGTAACTGGTTTATTAACGCGCTTAAGCTCGTTATAAATCGCTACCCCGGCGAATACATTACCGCCCGGAGAGTTTACATATACATTTATCGAGCTTACGTCTTTTAACTTGTCCAGCTCGTCTTTTATGCCGCTCGGCGTAACGTCTTCGTCCCACCATTTAAGGTCGGTAATCTCGCCGTAGATATAAATTTCTCCGACGCTGCCGTTTATAATTGTTTCAAACCAATTTTTCATATTTTGCCCTTGTTGTCTGCCTCTTCTATAAGCGCGTTAACTTTATCCAGCGTCTTATTACCCGTGCCGCTCGTGCTCGTGCTAGGCATTGGCTCGGTACCCAGTGGTACCATATTAAGCGGCTGTAAGTGAGTGTCGCCGTCGTTAACGCTGTTCATATTTAGCATACGGCGTACGTCATTAACTGAAAAATAGCCCCATTGTATGCCCTTACTAAAGCTTTCAGCCATTGTTTTCTGGTCGCCCCGTAGTAAGGACGCCATATTAAACTCTAAATAGTACCCATTTTTACGCTGCTGAGGCGTAAGTAACTGGCTGTTTATATTATCCTCGACGCGCTTAAAGTGCGGCAGCATAGTATACATAACAAACTCTAGGCTCTGCTGCTCTATGTTGTTGTTAGTAGCTTGCTCGAGGTGCTGTATCATATGCGGTTGTACTCTAAAGTATCGGCAGATATCCTCGACCTGGAATTTACGAGAGCTTAACAGCTCCGCGTCTATTGGATTAATAGTTAACGGGTTATACTTAAGTCCATCCTCTAATAGCATAGGGTTACCGGCGTTAGTGAGTCCAGTATGTCTGCTTTTTAGGTCTGCCTTAAGCCGGTTATACGCCTCGTCCTTGTACATCTTATCCGTAGTAAATACGCCCGAAGGCGTCGCCCCATTTTCGTAAAATTTCTGCCCGAAAGTGTCGTAAGTAGTACCCAGTCGGATAGTACCCGCGGCGTAGGATAGTAAACTCATACCGATAAGACCGTTGACCGAGGGCCCTGGTACATGTAGTACCTGGCTGCGGTTTAATACCGTGCCGCTGTCTTTTCCGTTTATGCGGTAGACTAGTTTACCTGTCTTTTCGTCTCTGAGTATATCGTACTGCTGGTAAGGTATCTGTGAAAGTCCGGATATCCTGCCATTCGCACCCATTAACCGCTCGGCGACAAAATTACCGCCTAGGTTTATTTGATACATCATAGCCTCTTGAAAATTAAAGCGGCTCGTCTCGTCGTTTGGTGCAAAATGTAAAATCGGATATAGCCCAGTATCGTTAGTCTTTTCCCGGTCGCCCGTTTTCGCATTTTTTTTAAATTCGTTTATAGATACGCTCGCGAAAGTTTCAGCGAGTACACGGTTACAACCAAAAAAAGCGCCATAAGTAAGCGCTGCGTCCTGGCCTATTCCTCCGAAAGTGTTAGGCACGTCGTTACCTTCCGACCAGTCGCGTAGATACTTCTCCATATAGCTATTACTAAATACGGCTTTTACTCTGTCGCGTAGTTTCATAATTCGCGCATACCTCGGTTATTATAGCCGCCGATATTATCGGATACCATAGCCCGGACGAAGCCGTTAATTATCGCCGCTATAGGGTCGATACGTTCTGTAGATTTTGCTTTATTCAAAAGTATATTTTCGTTCCTGTCTACTACGTCGACGACGGCGTTACCTATTGCCCAGCTTATTACCGGGTTACCGTCGTGTATGATATTTTTCTCGTATACCTGGTTCCTAAAATCTTTCGTAGGCTCCGACAGCGTTTTAATACCTTGTACGATATTTACGACCTCGAAACCTTCGTCTATTAAATCGTTAGATAACTGAATAGCGCCCCACGGGTCTACGCAAAACTCGGCTATCGTAGCGTTTAATTGAGATATACAATTTTTAACCCATAGTACAACCTCTTTATAATTTACTACCTCGCCCTGGGTCATAGTCAAGTAGCCCTGCTGCTCCCATAAATCATACGGTACCAGGTCGCCTTTCATTTTGGCATGGAATTGCCCCTCGGGCATAAAGCTATGACCCAGGACTACGTACCTATCCTCGCCTAGTGGAAAGACTAGCCCGGCGCTAGTTAAATCATTTTTAGCCGATAAATCCAGGCCAACGAAACACGCGGCCCCGGTTAAGTCTGGCATAGGCCTAGACTCTTCGTCCGACCTGCAGGCGCTCCAGCGCATAAGCGGCATATAGCCCGCGTCTCTCTGATTTACCCATACGTTAAGGTGCTTAGTAAGAAAATTACGACGCTTATCTGGCATTATCTTAGCCTCTTCGGCCTTATTTTTGAGGTACTCGCGGCCCTCCGGGTACCCACAGACGATAGGGTTAGCCTTCGCCCAGTTAGCCTCGTCGAAAGGGTCGTCTATAAGCTCGCCAGGTGCTATCTTTTTACCATTTTTTCCCTTAATATCCTCGGAGCTGGTATTAACTTCGAGCTCGTGGACGTCACAAAATACGCTTTCTAGGTCGGTACTGTCGTCCGGGTCTAGTATTTTCGCTACCATTTTGTACTCGATAGTAAAACAAGGGTTATTCAAGTCAAACCCTGCAGTCGTTATGATAGCCATAAGAGGCTCGGCACGGGCCCCCATACCACTATCGAGTATATCGTAGACCTCGGTCGTTGGGTGCGCGTGGTACTCGTCAATACAGGCACACTGAGGGTTTAGACCATCGCCGGTCTTTCTGTCCTCTTTACTCATAGCTCGGCAGAAAGACCCGCTCTTTAGGTGCTCGATTTTATGGTAGGCCTCTCGCCATCGGCCCCGTAAGTCCTGGCTCTTTTTGAGTATGGCGTGTAATTCATTGTAAACTATGGCCGCCTGCTCTTTTTTTGTGGCTGCGCAGTAAACCTCTGCGAGCCCTCCGTCTAAAAATACCATCAACTCATACGAAAGTAATACTGCTAAGAGCTGCGACTTTGCATTTTTACGGGCTACCTGCAGATATAACTTTTTAAATCGCCGGTACCCCGTGGCCCGGTTATAAAATCCGTACACGTTAGCAATAATAAAAGCCTGGGAGATATGGAGCTCGATAGGCTGCCCAGTAAGTACGCCTTTCGTATGCTGGAATAGTGCCGACCATTTAAGTACGTGCTGCGCTTTTCTCCATTTAAAAATATACTTCGAGCTTTTTACTTTACTGGCTGCGAAGTCATTAAGAAAACGGGTACAGGCCTGCGAGTGCTTTCTGCAGGATACTACCTGGCCCGATACGCAACCCTCGGCGTATTCGATAACGTCCTTTAGTTCAATCATGATTCCTCTTTATCTTGGGTACCCGTAATCAATTCCCGGAATTGATTACCCAACATTTTACCAAAGTTTTTGCTACTCTCATAAGCTTTTTCTTTATTTAAACATCGTTCGCAGTTCTCCGCACCCGTTCCACAGTTCAGCGTCGAATCAGGATGAACGCATACCAAACCGGCTTTAAAACTTTGCCCCCCGTATTTCCTAAACCGAACTTTTGGTATAAATTCGCAGGTTTCCCTCTTTGACTCGAGTAATTTATACGCCGCTAAAACCGCCGCCGTGTCAATATCTAGTTCTATCATATATTATCAAATCCTTTTTTCTCTAGCGAGTCGGCGCCAGGTGCTTTTTGCTTACTGTTTATTTTTTTAGCCTTCGACGCCGGGGTTAAAAATATCCTGTCCTCGATATCGAGTATTACTTTCTGCTTTGCATTTATGGCTCTGTCCATTTCTATAACGCCCTTCATACCAGTAACATACTCGAGCAGCCGCCAGAGTCTTTTAGCCCGCTCGCGTCCGTACTCGTGCTCGGTTACTGCGAGTATTTCCTGCTCGTCTTCGTTTGGCATCTCGTACGTAGCCATCTCCTCCCGGCGCTCGACGAGCTCCAGGTAGTCGGAGTACATCGTACAGTAACGGCCAATAATACCAGAGTCGGTCGAGCTTACTACTGCGAGCTCGGCGCCCTTGTATATGGCTATAACCTCACGCCACTTGCGCATAGCCACGGGGTTACGCTTTACCTCCTCTGGGCAGATAAAATCCTGGTCGCCCATAATTAGCGGGTCGCCCTGGTCTACTTCGTCCGGTATGCCGTCCTTTTTTCGTTTGTATTCTCTACCCACGGGTACCCCCTTCTATCTTTTGGGCGCTGCAGTTTTTACAGAAAAGGCACTCATACCCCTGCTTGTGCCGTTTTCTTATCGACGTTTCCGATAGCCATACGTGCCCCTCGAAATAGCACCGCAGCCTACGCCACATAACTAACGAATTAAAAAGCCTTCGGATTATATACGACCGCAGAAAAGACGATACAAAAAACATACAGCTCGATACCGTGGCGACCTGCGCCTGGTGCATATCCCCGAGTAGCGGGAAAATTAAAAACACAATTAACCAGCCGATTAAAATACCGACGACCTGGTTACATCCGACCTCTATAG